GTATGAAGGCACGAGCCTCGGGCGTCAGGAAATATACGCGGAACTGCTCGACGAAATCGAGGGGGCATTATGGAAGCGGGCATGGATCATAAAGCGCGACGCGCCACAAAACGACAACGGCGACCTCGCATTACAAAGAATAGTGATTGCCATTGACCCCGCGACAACTTCAAAAGCAACAAGCGACGAAACGGGTATTGTTGCGGTCGGTGTTGACTTCAACGAACATGGGCATGTCTTGGCTGATGTAAGCGCGAGGTATACGCCCGACGGTTGGGCGCGGGCGGCATTGGGACTGTATAACGACTTCAACGCCGACCGGATCGTTGCCGAATCAAACCAGGGCGGCGAAATGGTCTCGCACACAATACGAACTATTGACCGAAATGCCGCCATCAAACTTGTTCATGCTTCGCGATCCAAACAAGCCCGCGCGGAACCCGTCGCCGCGTTATACGAACAGGGGCGCATCACACATACCGACAGCTTCGACGCATTAGAGGGCGAGCTTGTAAGTTGGTCGCCAGATATGGGCGACGCATCACCCAACCGCCTCGACGCCCTCGTTTGGGGATTTACAGAGTTGTTCTTATTGCGGGGTCACGTAGCACAACGGAAATTGACAGGGGTTTAAACCAACATGCCAATTGACACGACGCACAAAGATTTTAATGCGAACGCGGGGAAATGGGAACGATGCCGCGACGTTGCAGGTGGAACCGATTCCATAAAGGCAAAAACAATAAAGTATCTGCCCATGCTATCGGGTCAGGATGCGCTCGAATATGACGCATACATAAAACGCGCCGAGTTTTACGGGGCATTCAGCCGAACGGTTCAGGGCGTCGGGGGGGCAGTATTTCGCCGCGCCCCGACTGTTGAGGTGCCCGAGCAATACGTCGATTATACCGACGATATAACCCTGACGGGTATACCGTTTAACGTGTTCGCCCGAAATGTATTCGATGAGGTCATGACCGTCGGGCGCGTTGGCGTTTATGCCGAAATGCCCGTTGACGGTTCTGCCGATCTACCGTTGAGGCCGTATGCCGTCATGGTTACGGCGGAGAATATCACCAATTGGCGGTCGAGTTGGTCGCCCATTTTTGGGCGGTATATTCTCGACATGGTGATAATCAAGGAAAGTATCACAGAATCAACGGGCGACCCCTACGAGGGCAACGATGTTAAACAATACCGCGAAATGCTGCTGATCGACGGTAACGTCGTTGTCAACATCTGGCGCGAAAACAAACAGGCGACAAATAACAAAGGCAAATGGACGGTTCAAAAAACAATAGAACCGATGCGCCTGGGGCAACCTCTCGACCGTTTGCCATTCCAATTTATCAACGTGACCGACTTGACGCCGAATGTACAGAAACCGCCATTGCTTGATCTGGTAGATGCAAACTTATCCCATTATCTGACAAGTGCAGATTTGGAACATGGGCGGCATTATTGCGGGCTGCCGACGGCCTGGGTTGCGGGATTCCCTCGCGAAACCGAGTTGAGGGTCGGGGCGAATGTTGCGTGGGTATCTGACGACCCTGCCGCAAAGGTCGGCATGTTGGAATTTTCAGGCCAGGGGTTGGGCCCATTGGAAAACGCCGCCGAACATAAAGAAAAACGCATGGCGGTGTTGGGTGCGCGAATGTTGGAATCACAGCCGCGCGGGATCGAAGCCGCCGATACGGTCAGGCTACGGCAAGCGGGTGAGGCCGCAACGATTCAGGGCGTTATCAACGCAACAGAGTTTGCACTTGAACGCCTCATGGGTTGGTTGGTCTATTGGGGCGGCGGCGATGCCGACGACGCCATTGTTGAACTCAACCGCGACGTTATCGACACAACAGCGTCGCCCCAGGAATTGACCGCATGGACTCAGGCATTGCAATCGGGCGCGATAAGTTACGACACATATTATTATCTATTACAACGTGCAGATATTACCCGACCACATATTGACGCCGAGGAAGAAAAAGAGGGTATAAACAACGACGGCGGGGGTATCGAGCAGAACCGAGGCACAACGTCCGCCGCCGATAACAACGAAATCGCGGCGGCGGTCGCGGATGCGGGGTAAATATTAATGCCCTCGGTATCAACGATGATTCGCCGAATGCACGATTACCGCGATGAAATCGAAAACGGGATTATTGCCGACGACGGCGCGGCGTTGACGCGGATATTTGACCGCGCAGAGAAACGTTTGGCAAGCGTCGAGAAGGAATTCACGCGCCTCGCATTGTCAACCGACGGCAATATCGCACAGATACCCGAAAACATCGCCGAGGCGCAAAAAATCGTTGATGAGTTTTCCAACGAAATCGAGGCCGCGATTGTTCGCCCCGGCAAAGATTGGGCAAAGGGCGCAATGCCCCGGGCATTCGGCGCAGGTCGCAACCTGGCGCGGGTCAACCTCGACGTTGATTTTATCAGCCCCGAATTGGTCTCCTCAGTTTTCAAAAACGTATCGGGCGCAGAGAAGGCGGTCTTAGAGGTCGGGTTTAAAAACTCATACCGGATCATGAACGTTGTTGGCGACGACGTGGGCGATTGGTTCAGGCGGGAAATGTTGGACGCGGTTATTGATGGAATACCCGTACAGGGCGGCGCGGATTCGTTGACGTCGCGTTTGATACAATCGGGGCGCATTAAACCGCTGAAGATCAAAACGCAATCGGGGCGCATTATTACGCGAACGGTCAGGCAGCGGGCGAACACAATTGCTCGGGTTGAAATGGCTCGAGTAGTAAACCAGACACATGAGGTTTTAGCAACCGAGGCGTTGGGCGACGACGCGGTATATATCAACAGCAACCCGAGGGATTCGCGAACGACCGATATTTGTTTGCGGGCATCGGCACAACCCGCCATGACGTTGCGCGATTGGGATAAGACCGAATTTGGACGCCCGCCCAGGCTGAACCCGTTCCACATGTGCAGGTCGGTATTGATTGGCGGCGAGGCGTCATGGTTCGGCGACCGAACGGGGGCAACGCCGAAACCCAAACCCATGCAAGGCGTTTGACAGCATACCACAAGAGATTGTCCTAAGTACCTTTGACCACAGACGCAAGCACCCATCTCAAAAAAATGATGTTGTTTTTGAGCCTTTGCCTGGTGCGGAGAATGATGTGTTTAAGTGGGCAGCACAAATGGCTTTTTTTATTGGGAGGTAAGTATGAGAGGGTTGACGAAAAGTACCACAAATTGGCAACTCTTTCAGGCCGTTGCCAATGACCCGCGCCCTCAGTATGAAATTGCCGAGGAAACTGGCCGTTCGGACGCTTGGCTTTCTCGCGTCATTCATGGTAGGGCGACCGCTTCAGATGAAGAACAAGCCACAATCTCAAAAATCTTGGGTTCATCGAAAAACGAACTATTCCCAGCAGCTGATTCTGTTGCTGCATAACCAGGAGGCACAAATGAAAGTTTACAACCCCGATGAGGATGTCAGCCCGGTAATACCGGCCAAAACGGCGCGGTATTACACGCCCAAAGAGGTCGCCGACATTCTGCGGGTGCCCCTGAGTTGGGTTTACGAACGCACCCGCCTGGGACAGATTCCCAGAGACTGACCATGACCATTTCAACCGAATTACAACGCGAGGTGATCGCCGAGTTGACTAAAAACGGCGTGACCATCGCGGCGGCAAGTGCGCCGATAGTGATAAGCACAATAAACCGTTTAACCGATCCGTCTGGGGCGGGTCAATTTACCCAGGGGGTAAACGATGTCATTGAAAAACGTGGTTGAAACGTTGGACGACATACCCGAGGCGTTGCATGAACATTACACAAAGAAGGACGACAATTTTGTCCTGGTGCATGACGCCAATGATGCGGTCGATCAATTCCGTGCAAACAACGTGGCGTTGCGCGAAAAGGTCGAGGGGTTAGAAACGCGACTGAAAACGTTTGACGGTATGGACGCCGACAAATACAAAGAATTGGAAACGTTGGAACGCCAGAAACGCGACAAAGAATTGATCGACTCGGGCGATGTGGAAACCCTTATAAACGAAAAAATCGACGTACAAAAGACCGAATACGAGAAACGTTTGGATGCCGTCAACGTTGAGTTGTCCAACGTTCGCGGCGAGTTGGTCGCAACGAAGGTGACCGATCAGCTTAAAAGCGCAGCGGCATCGGCGGGCGTTCGTTCTGACGCCTTAAACGATGTCGTCGCCATCGCCTCGGGTGATTGGGAATTACGCGAGGGGGCGGCGGTTCGCGTTCAAAACAGCGAGGTTGTATTATCGGTGAAAAACGCGGGCGAACCCATGACAATGGGTGAATATTTCGATGGTATGGTAACAGAAAAACCCTTTTTCTTTAACGGCTCGTCAGGGGCGGGCGGTCAAGAAAGCAAAAACGCGGGCGGGGTTCGCGTAATCGCAAATGACCCTCTTTTAATCGGGCAATATGCCGCCGATATTGCGGCGGGCAAGGTTGTCGTCGAGGGTCAGGCATAACACACAACTCTTATTTTTATGAGGTAAAATAGCAATGGCCAATACGATTCCCGCAGTAATGACGCAACTGTTGGCGCGATCCGTTGAGGTTCTGCGCCGACGCACACACATGGCGCGATTGGTGACAACCGAATATTCGCTTGTCCCTGGCAGAAAGGGCAAAACGGTAGATATCGAATTGCCCCCAACCAAAACAGCGGCGGCGGTAACACCTGCGCCAACACCGCCATCGGATACCGACGTGACGGCGACGACCGTTGCCATCACCCTGGATAAATGGTACGCCTCGGATTTCCACATGGACGACCAACAGCAAACCCAGGTGCTAAAAGACCAACAGTTTTACCCGCCCGCTGCCGCCGCAAGTCTCAACGCGGTGATCGAGCAGGTTGACGACGACCTTTTGGGGCTGCATACCGACGTATATAACGCGGGCGGAACCGCCGCGACAACTCCATTTGCGACAACCTCTGTTGCGTGGACAACGGGCGCACGTAAACATCTGAACCGCGAAAAAGCACCAATGGCTGACCGTTCGGTTGTTCTCAACTCCGACGCTGAAGCCAACGCCGTCAATTTGTCGGCATTCCAGGACCTTTCACAAAGCGGCGACCAATCCGTTATCGTCGAGGGCGAAATCGGGCGCAAACTTGGCGCGTTGTGGCATCTCAACCAGGGCGTCCCCGACTTTACAGGTGGAACCCTGTCGAACGGGTCGGCCAAAGCGGCATTGGTCAACGACGCATCCTACACGGTTGGCGAATCAACTGTTGACATTGACGCCTCGAGCCTGTCGGGAACCGTTGTCAAGGGCGATATTTTCACCGTCGCGGGCGACACGCAACAGTATGTTGTGACGGCAGGGCAAACCGCATCGGGTAACGCGATTGCCGCAATGGCATTTGCTCCAACCTCGAAAGTTGCATGGGCTGACAACGCCGTTATCACTTTCGTTGCCGACCATGCCGCAAACCTTTCTTTCCAACGCGGCGCGTTTGCATTGGCAACCGCCCCGTTTGAATCTGGTATGGGCACGACGCAATCTATTGTTGACCCTCTTTCGGGTTTGGTAATTCGTCTTGAAGTTTCCCGGCAGCACAAGCAGGACAAATGGGAATTTGACGTATTGTATGGCGTGAAAACATTACGCGCTGAACTTGCCGCCAAAATTCTCGGCTAAACAATTGGGCGGGCGTTATGGCACAACGCCCGCCCCGTTGTTGCTTTTGACTCGAGGTATACATGCCACAAATTGACACGGTAAAAATCAAAGACGGCGACGGCGTTGTCGTGATTAACGTCGCAGACTTCGACCCCGACACAATGCAAAAAGCCGACGCGCCCGCCGAGAAAAAACCGAAACGGCGCGGGCGACCAAAAAAGGCCGAATAAATGGCGACAACATATTATTGCAGCGACGGCGACATTACCGACCTATTACCAACCCTGACGGGTTCCCTGATCGCATCGTCGGCGCAACGCAACACAAAATTGCGATTGCCCGCCCGCGATTGGGTCAACGCAGTATACCCAGGCGTTGCCCCGTTTCCGCATGTTGGCACAAATGCCCCGTCGGGGTATTTGGTCAACGTCGAGGTTGACGCCTCCGATTTGACAATGGGCATTGATGGCGGATCGGGCAACCCCGAAGCGGGCGAGTTTTTCCAAATCGAGGGACATAACGCATGGTATAAGGTCGATTCATTTTCATCGCCGACGGTAACGTTTAGGTATGTCACCAACTTCAACCCTGGCATCGAATCAACGACCGCGACGGGGGCAATGGCAGACTTCATGGACAATACCCCGATTCGGTTTGGAACGCCCCGCCTGTTGCGCGAGGCCGCGCGGTTTTTTGCGGTATCTATTGCATACCAAATAATGCGCGACGACCCATTGGCCGATGCCTCTATTGCCGCCGAACAGCGGGCTAAAGAATTGTTGCAGGTCGGGCGCGATGGCATCGCCAGGGCGACGCCATTTGTATTTTATCCCGATGCCCGCGATGGGTTAGGTACACGACTCAGCCCCGCTTATGTCTCATTGGTGCGCGGATAATGGCAGTGACGCAACAAATTGTTGTCCGCGACGAGGGCGTCAGGCGGGCGTTGGAAAAGATAGGCAACAAACCCGACGCCCTGCAACCGACGTTTCGGCGGTTCGCCCAATATATGCGCGTTCAAACCGATAACACGTTTGAGGCGTTGCGCCTGGGGGGAAGATTTCGCGGCGTATTATGGAAATATTTTGCCCCACAGTATACACGCAAAACCGATGGCGTAACGGTTCCCGCCTGGGGCGGCGTTTCAAAGGTGCGCGGTTCGGGGTTGGTCAAGGGGCGCAAACGACCCTCGGGCGCACGGGTGCGCCAGGGCGACGCCATCATGCAAGATACCGGAACCATGCGGGCGCGGGCGGCATTGGTTGTGCGTATGGACAGATACATGGCGCGGTTGGGCGTTCAGGGCGTAAACTATGCAGCGGCACAACATAAACGCCGCCCGTTTTTGTTCTTTGTTCAGGCCGACGCCGACGAATTGGTCGGGATGTTGCGCCTTTATTTGACGAGGTAACCATGTCGGCATTTTCTAACTGGGACACATACAACGTCATCGCCGAACATATCAGCGAGGCATTGCAAACCGACAGCGTATTGGGTTCAAGCGGTGCTATCGAGATCCAAACATGGGAAGCAGAAACGCGTGATAATTCGGCGGATTATTCAGACTATGAACTGCCCGCCGTTGCCATCGAGGTCACACATTCGGGGCAAGAAATCAACCCATTGTCAAAACATTTGACCGCGACGTATGTCGCATTGATATTGACAACAACAGGCGGCGAGGCGGTATTAAAAACCGTCAAGCAGTTGGCGAAACGCATTGCCGTCAGGATAGAACGGAACATCAGACAACAGAATATATCCACTAAACAGTTTTCAGATGTGACGGCTGATTTAGAGGGTGCAATCAGCGGCAGCGTAAAAGTTACAAATGCCGCAACACAAACTGACGGCGGGGTCGTCAACAACGTCATGCGGGGCGCAGCGGCGACAACATGCGAAATACAAATTGACTTTACACCGACAATCGACTAAAAGGGGAAT